TGAGAGCCTGCTCGCGGCCTTCACGGCCGTCGCCGCCGCGATCGCGGCCAGCCCCCTGGGTCAGCGTGTGACGATCGACGGCACGTCGGTGGACTACGCCGACGCCCAGAAACGATACGACTGGCTTAAATCGCGGATCATGCGTGCCTCCGGCCTTCGGCCGACGCTCGCCGGAGCCAACCTTCAGGCGGGAGCCCTATGAATAAGACGCGGAGACACGGAGACGCGGAGACGCGGAGATTGCCAAGGCAACCCGCGGCCTCGTCTTCTTCTGTCCCCGCGTCTCCGCGTCTCCGCGTCTCCGCGTCTGCCGTGCTTGTTAAGCACGGCTGGCGCAAGGACACCGCGGGAAACTGGTACGACGCCTCGCGCGATTCCAAGCGACGCAAGAGCCCGACCACGCTCCTGATGAGCGAGGATCGGATGCTCCTGCCCTTCAGCCGCCGCCGGCTTCAGGGCACAACGCGGGACCTCCGGCGGAATTTCTCGATCTTCGCTTGGGCGGTCCGAAAGCACTTGGACTTCGTCAGCACGTTCAGCTTCCACGCCCGGAGCAAGGACGACGACGCCAACGCCCTGTTGGAAACGTTCATTGAGGACAAGTCCCAGCCTGGGAATTTCGACCTGGTCGGGCTGCATTCCCGCCAGCGTTTTACTAGGATTCTGGAGGCATGCGCCACGATCGACGGGGATGTCTTTGCCGTCCCCATGAAGGACGGACGCCTCCAGGCGATCGAGTCCGACCGCGTCCGCGACCCGGTCGGCGGCGGGGCTGTGGAAACCGGGACGCGGTGGGTACACGGCGTCAAGGTCAACGATTCGGGCCGCGCCCTGTCCTACGCGGTAAACAAGCGGTCGGCGCTGGGCACGACCTACGAGTTTGACCGTGAGGTTCCCGCCCGCTTTGTCTGGGCTCACGGCTACTATGACCGCTTCGACCAGATCCGGGGAATTTCTCCGCTGGCTGCCGGTCTCAACGATTTCATCGACATCCACGAGGCCCGCGTGTACGCCCTGGCCAAGGCTAAGATCGCCCAATTGTTCGGCATCAAGTTCACGCGGGCCGGATCGGATCAAGTTGGCCTGAATCTGACAGCAGGGGCCGGATCTCCGGCCGGCGACAACGGCGGCGAGCGTGGCCCCAACGACTATTCCCGAATCGTCAAAGAGGCCATCGACAATTCCCAGGTCCCGATGCTGGACCTGGACCCGGGCGACGGGGCCGAGTTCATGCAGAACGCCACGCCGTCCAACGAATTCCAGTCGTTCGATGAGCGGGTGATCTGCTCGGCTCTCAAGAGCCTGGACATGCCACTGTGGTTTTACGACGAGGCCCGGACCAATTTTTTCGGCTCCAAGGGCGCTCTTCAGCAGTACCTCTTCGGTTGCGAGATCAAGCGGCTCGCCCTCCGCGCCTGGCTTAATACCTGGGCCGTCTGGCGGATCGCAATGGCGATCGCCCGCGGCGAGTTGAAACTTCCCAGAGGGGTCCAGTTGGCCGATCTCCTGTGGGAATGGGTCCCCGCCGGATTGCCCTGGTGGCAGCCGCGCGAGGAGGTCGAGGCCCAGCAGGAGGCCATCAAAACCGGCACGATGTCCACCCCCGAGGCGTGCAAGGCCCGCGGCCAGGACGCCGACCGCATTCTCGATGAGGAATGCCGCTACCGCATCCGCCGCGCCAAGGCCGTGCAGGCCGTCCACGACGCCGGCGGCGTGATGCTGGAGGATCAACCCACCACGGTCACCGCCAAGGTCCCAGAGACGGACACCGAGAGCGGCCTGGCCGCCGAGAAGACGGGAGTCAAACAAAATGCCAACGTCTGAAAAACAAACCATCGCCCGCCGCTTCGAGGTCCGCAACCTGGCCGATGGCCAGGCCGAGGTTTATCTCTACGACGCCATCGGGGAATGTTATGGCGGCGTCGCAGCCAAGGACTTTATCAACGAGGTAGGCGCCAAGGCGGCCGGCGCGACGACGCTGAATCTCTACATCAACTCCCCCGGCGGCAGCGTCTACGACGCCGATGCCATCGTCAATTTCCTCAATCGCCACCCGGCCTCGAAGGTCGCCCATGTCGACGGTTTGGCCGCCTCGGCCGCCTGCACCATCGCGATGGCGTGCCCGGTCCGGAACATGGCCCAGAACGCCATGATGATGGTGCACCGCGTCGCGGATTTCGCCTTCGGCAACGCCGACGAAATGCGCAAGACCGCCGACATCGTGGACAAGCTGGACAAATCTGTCTGTGCCGCCTATGCCGCAGCCACCGGACAGACGCCCGAAAAATGCCGCCAGCTCATGGACGAGGAAACCTGGATGGACGCCGAGGAGGCGAAGGGCCTGAACTTCGCCACGGCCATCACCGGGGAAAAGACTGCGGCTGCGGTAGCCGGTTTCACCGCCGCAAACCTGGCCAAGTTCCACACCAAGCACCCCGACAAACTCGCGGCGCTCGTCAGCGCCGAAAACCACGTTCCGGCCCCAGCGCCGGCCAAAGAAAAGGAGCCAGAAATGGCAAAGGAAACCAAGCCCGGCACGGAAGCCGGCGGCGCGACGGCCGAGCCGATCAACATGGCCGAGTATGTGAAGATTGAGGGGAAGCGGTTCACCGAAGCCTTCGGCGCTGAAAACGGCGCGAAGTATTTCACCTCCGGCATGACCTTCGAAGCCGCCCAGACTCAGAACCTCACCGACCTGAAGGCCGCCAACAAGGCCCAGGCCGACGAGATCGCGGCCCTGAAGACCCGCCTGGACGCCGCCAACAAGGCCCTGGGCACCGATCCGCTGTCGGCCGACCCGTCCGATCCGGCCCCGGCCGATCCCAAGAACACCGCCGAGGATTCCAAGCGCCTCGCCGGCTTCGAGAAGATCTGTAAGGGCGACAAGACCAAGGCCGCCAACATGCTCGCCAACTGGAAGGCCAATCAGGCCAAGAAGGCGAAGTAACCGCGTCGATTCCGCCGGGGCGACGGATCGCCGCGGCATAACGAAACTGCAAGCATAAAGGACTACGAATATGTCAGTCGAAAGAACCAGCGCCGAGGTTATCGCCGAGGTGACCTCCAACGTCGACATCGGCGTCATCCTGGAGTTCAGCCAGGCCATCCCCGAATTCGAACTTTTCAACGCCGTGCCGGTCACCGACACGTACTACAAGGCGATGGTCCGCACGGCCCTTCCGTCCGCGGGCTTCCGGCCGGTCGGCCAGGGGTTGGTCCGCGACGCGGGCACCCTGGTCCAGCGCGTCGTCCAGTGCGGCTATCTGGACGGTTCCTGGAGCCTGGACGAAGCGTTCTTCGCGGGCGTTCCGCAGATGAACCCCGAGACCGAGCAGCAGGCCGCCAGCCTTCTGGCCGCCCTGAAGGCCTGGCAGCAGCGGATTTACAACGGGGCCGACGACATCGAGATTTCCGGCGGATTCCCCGGCCTGTCCAGCCTCTTCCCCTACACCGACTCCCCCGGCGTGGTCAACGTCGGCGGCTCCACGGTCGGCACGGGCACGGGCGTCATGACCGCCGCAACCGGCTGTTTGACGGCGTCCAGTTCCAGCGTTTATTATGTGCGGACGGGGCCGCGCGATTGCGGCCTGGTCTGGGGCATGAAGGGCGAGATCCAGGCGGGCGACATCTTCCCGACGGTCAAGAAGGACGCCGACGGCCGCGAGTACAACGCCCGTGCTCAGACCGTGGCCGCGTGGGCCGGCCTCCAACTGGTCAACCACAACTCCGTAGTTCGCATCTGCAACATCACTGCCGACATGAACTACACGCTGACCGACAAGGTCCTCAACATGGGACGTACGGCGTTCGCCCGTCGCTACGGCGTCCTGCCCGATTTCTGCGTCATGAGCCACAACTCCCTGCTGCAGCTCCAGAACTCGCGCACGACCTACAACCCGGTGGGCGCCCAGGCCCCGATCCCCACGGAAGACACGGCCCACGTGCCGATCCACGCCACGCTGGGCATCACCGACACCGAGGCCATCGTCGTCGCCGGCGCGATCGTCGCCGTCGCCCCGGCCCACCACGAGGTGGAGGTCGAAGGCGCGGGCGGCCAGCAGCGCGATCCGGCCGGCCCGTAACCGATGATACCCCCGAGCGGGGCGGCCGTTGGCATGGATGCCGGCGGCCGCCCCAATGCCGGGACAATGGCTCAACCACAAAGACACCAAGAACACAAAGAGAAAGGGAATCCAATGAAAACCGGTAGCAGAATCCTGATGGGCCTGATGGCCTGCATCTTCATCGTCATTGCCTCCATCGTCCTTGTCCCGGCCTTCACCCAGGCCGGAAATCCCGTCGCGGTCCTGGGCGACACGCTCCAATGCACCGCGGGAAACACCGTCAACGGCAACCTGTTCGTCAAGTTCGACTCGAACGCGTGCCTCGTGCAGGCCAGCGCCGCCAGCGATGTGATCATCGGAGTGTCCGACCCGACGCCCGCCTACAACGCGGACCCGACCTGGGCCGGCGCCAACCCGCCCGGATCGGCGGTGGCGGCCGGAAGTGTGGCCACGTTCCGAATGATCGGAAAATGGGTCAAGGTCTACAACGCACCCTCGGCGACGGCCATCCTCCGAGGCAGCCTGCTCAAGAGCGACGCCAACGGTTTCGCCGTGGTGGCGACGCACAACACGGACCCGAATTTCACGACGTTCTACTCGGCAATCGCCTTCCAGGCCATCGCCGACTGTAACACGCCGCAGTTGGTCTGGGCGCTGTTGGTGACCCCCAACTAACGGCCATGACGAAGATCCGGCGAGCATGTTGGTCCGTCTGCATCGTCGCTTTAGGCGCGGCATGGATCGTCATGCTCGCCTGGATCTTCCAAGCCGTTCCCTGCGACACCCCGCACGAGGCATCTGAGACATGTCCACTGAATTCCATAACGCGATAGCCGGAGCCCTGAACACCGCCGCCGCCGTCGCCGGCGGGTCGGCGACGTATCGCCGCGGCGAGGCTTCGGTCTGCTTTTCCGCCGTCTGCTCTCCACAGGAGTATGAGGCGGCGGACGCGGACGGCGCGGTGATCACGTACCACTGCCACGATTGGCTCGTGATCGCCGCCAAGTTGATCCTCGGCGGCCTGGCCGTCACGCCTCAGGCGGGCGACACCATCACCGACGCCGCCGGCGCGGTCCATGAGGTGATGATGGTCCCCAATCGCAACTGCTACGACAGCGGCTTTGACGACCTCCACTACCGCATCCACGCCAAGAAGGTTGCCTGATGACCCCGGAAAACACCATCCCTGTGTTCCTGCAGTACGGCGCGATGGGCATCCTTGCCTTGGCCTTTATCACGATGTTAGTCCTGCTGATCAAGGCCGACAAGCGGGCTAGCCAGTATGCCGGGGCTCTCCGAGAGACGAGTTTCGATCGCTCCAAACTGATCGACGTGGTGTCCGAGAACTCCAAGGCATACACGGCCCTGGCCGGCCAAATCCAACGCTTCGGGGAGGCGTCTGACCGGCACAACGCTGTGATCTCGAAACTGAACGCACGCCTGGAAAACGACCGCTGCGCGCTGCTGAAGGAAGGCAAACAATGAAAACGATCAACGTAAGGTACGCCTATGCCGCCGTGCTGGTCGCCGCGATGGTGGGATCGGTCTACTCCCGGCTCCATGCCGACACGCCCATCGTCGGCGTGAACACCGGCCCGGCGGCCGTGGCTAATGTGGGTGTCGACGCCAACGGCGTGCCTTGGGCACCGACGCATCCGATGCCGGTGACCGGTGGCACGATTGACGCCA